AAGAATAACGAGTATATGAACGAGTTCTTCAAGGTCTCTGCTCTTGAGAAGGACTACGATATCCGGGTGCAGAACAGCTCTGCGCTTCCTAAGAGCGTGGCTGCCCGCACTCAGACGCTTCTTGATCTCTCTGAGCGATTTCCGGATCAGTTCTCTGGAGAGCAGGTCATTGACATGCTTGACCTTGCCCAGAGCGATAAGTTCGTTGATGCGGCTACCGTCGCTGTTCGGACGGCTGAAGCCGAGAATGAGAAGCTCTATGAGGTCGAGGATGCTGAAACTATGGCTCCGACCGAGTTTGAGAACCATATCCTTCACTGGAAGATCCACACCCGCCAGATGCAGGAGTTCAGGTTTAAGTACAAAACTGATCCTGAGATTCAGCAGCGGTTTAAAGATCACGTCATGGCTCACGAGATGCTCATGACTGAGCAAGCTAAGAAGTCTCCTGCCTTTGCAGAGCAGCTCAATACTTTGCCCATGTTCCCGATGTTCTACTTTGAAGCTCCAATGGCCCCTCCTGCTCCAGTAGCAGGTCCGATGCCGGGGGCTCCTCAGGGACCACTGCCTCCGATTCAAATTCCGGGCGAGATGCCCGTTAACCCTATGGTTGGGGGGGAAGCCCAACTGCCAACACTTGAACCTCAACCCCCCATGGCAAGCCAGGCAGGTAGTCCTGCTCCTGTTGAGCCGGTTCGGGGCATCTAACCGGAGACAAGCATGGAAACCGCCGCACCAAGTACCGCACCCTCAACCCCTCAAGCTGCTCCAGCTCCGGAGCCTGTTATCGTCCACGGTGGCGATAGTCCTGCAACATGGGATGAACTCGATCGGGTTACAGCTACCCCTAAGGCTGCTAAAGAGCCTAAGGAGACTAAACAGGAGCCAAAGGAAACGAAGGCTCCCAAGGAGGCTAAAGAGTCTCCAAAAGAGGAAAAGGTTGAGGTTAAGGGCTCCAAGGATAAAAAGACCGAGGGTATTGAAAAGGCTGATATACCCGCTAAACTATTAAAATTGAAGAGTGGTGAAAGTGAGCTTGATGTTGCGTCCGATGCTCTCGTCCCCGTCAAGATTGACGGAAAAGTCGTAGAGGTCCCGCTTCAAGAAGCTCTCAATCGCTACTCTCAGCAGAGCCACCTCGACAAGCTCTACAAGACTTACAAGACCGAAAAAGACGGTTTTGAGAAGCAGAGAGACTTGATGAGTAAAGCTCTGGAGCGCTCTCAAGACTTATTGGTGAATCAAAAGGATCTGCGCGGGTTCCTTGAGTACATCAGTGAAGCGATGGGAGTGGATGGGGAACAGATCTATCAAGAGACTGTAGGAAGCCTGCAGAAACAACTTGAGGAGCTGTCTACCCTGTCACCCGAAGAACGGAGAATTCGGGAACTTGAACAGGAGGTAACTCGGTTCAAGGGTCGCAAGGAAGCGGAAGTACAAGCAAAAGAACAGGCCAAATCGAGGGCAGCACTCGAAGGCCAGGTGAGCCAAGTCATGCAAAAGCATGGCATGGATAAAGCTGCACTCGTGAAAGCGTGGGATGATTTGGCGCAATTGGGCCATAATCCCGACGAGATCACACCTGAGTTCCTTGGCGCTTATTACGCCAATACTCAAAAGATAGCGACGATTGAGAGTAAGCTCGCTGAAATCAATCCAGAGCTAGTCAAAGATACGGCGGCTGTAGAAAGCCTTGCTACCTTCGCGATCCAAACTGACGCCTCTAGCGCAGAGATCGAAGAGGCCATCGCTCAAATCTACGGGAAGACGCCGGAACGTAAACTTTCAGAAAAGATCGAGAAGAACCAGAAGGCATCGGCTCAAAAGGGTTCAAAGTCGCAAAAGAATCCCGGATCTGATCCCCTGTTCTTCGACGATATCTAATAACTAACGGAGGCCTATCATGGCACAATTTAACCTGACCACCGCGTCGAACTTGTTTAAAATCAAGTACGGCAAACTCTCTGAAAACACCTACAACAGCGCTAACGTGCTCCTTGGTCGCGTGAAGAAAGACTTTAACTTCACCGGTAAGCGCATGGACATTGCTGTTCCTACCTCGTTCGCTGGCGGCGTGGGCTCTGGCTCGCTCCCGACTCCGAACTACGCAGCAGTCCAAGATGCTGTTATCACCTCCAAGAAAATGTACTCGGTCATTCAGATCGATCGCGAAGCCATCAAGGCATCTTCTGCAAACGAAGGCGCTTTCGTTGAGCTGACCAAGTACTCTGTGCAGAAGGGCGTTGAATCCTGGATGCGTAACATGAGCCGCGCCCTCTTCAACGATGGCACCGGCGCTCTCGGAACGATCCAAGCTGGCGGCGTGTCTGGTGCAGGCCCTTGGGATGTCGTGATCTCGGCTGCTACTTGGAAGGAAGCTAACTTCGAAGAGAAGGACTATGTTAACCTTGAAGGCTCCCTCTCGGCAGTCTTCGAAGTGACGGCAGTCGTTCCTGCGACTCGCACGGTTACGCTCACCGCTGTCTCGGGTTCCTACACCCCTGTGGCTGGCGACGTGATCTATATGCAAAACTCGAAGAACGCAGACCCAAGCGGCCTTAAGGGCGTCTTGGATGCTACCTCCGGCACGCAATACGGTATCACCGTGGGCCGTCGCTGGCAGGCTGGCGCTCAGGTCGCTGCTGGTGGATCAGGTCTCACGACCGATCTCATGAATCAGACGATGCTCGAGATTCAGCGCAAGAGCGGTAAGGTGCCGAACCTGATCATCTGTTCGTTCACTCAGTACCGTAAGCTCCTGAACGTCCTCGAAGACCAGAAGCAATACATTGTCGAGCCTCGCTCTCCTGAGCTTGTCGGCAAGGTCAGCTTCCGTGGCGTCGAGTTTATGTCTTCTGCTGGTCCTGTGGGCGTGTTCCCAGAGCGTTTCTGCGAAGACGATCGTATGTATATGCTGAATGATAACTACATTCAGATCCATCACCGTCCTGACTTCGGATGGTTCGACGATGACGGTTCGGTATTCCTCCGCACCGCGTCTTCGGATGCATTTGAGGCCAGATTTGGGGGCTATTTGGAAACATATGTCACTCCCCCTTTCCATGGCGTGATCACCGGATTGGCTACCTAACGCAAGTTAGAGAGTCTCCTGGGGGGGGCGGGATAGTCCTGCCTCCCCTTCCTTAACCCGAGTTTAACCGGAGGTTTATTATGCTTCGTTCAATCAAGTCCCCTCAACGCGCTCCTCGCCAGCTTCATTTCAAAGTGGATGGCACCGGAGGCAGCGCTTCCATCCTGATCGGCTCTAAAGATGCTACCGTTGCTAAGGTTGCAACCGGGCGCTTTACGGTTACCTTTGAACAGGCTTTTGCTCGTGAGCCTGTGGCTATCCCAGTGGTGGTATATGGTGCTGCTGGTCTCATTGCCTCGATCTCTGCTAGCTCTGCGAGCGCTGTATCGGTTCGCATCTATGATGCAGCGGGCGTTGACCAAGACGCAGACTTTCACCTGATGGTGCAAGGCTTCGACGCAGCAGACGAATACTAAGGCTAGTCAGGCTCGGTAGCTCAGGGGTAGAGTGGTTTCAAGCGCGGCACTTGAAACAGGTCAGGGGTTCGAATCCTCTCCGAGCCGCCTAATTGGGGGTTTAAATGGCATCTGTAGCGAAGGCACTAGCACAATCCGGGGCGATCAGCGGAGCAAGCGGCACAACCGCAGTGCTGTCGCTTGAAGCGCTCACAACGGACTTCATCCCAACTGTTCAGGTATCGGCTCTCGGAGCTGGTACTGCACTTGCTGTAGTGTTTCAGCACTCTCCTGACGGCACGACATGGGATGACGTAGCGACGCTACAGACCACTGCCGGCGCAGGATCGCTTGCGACGACCGGGATTCTGTTCTCCCAGCTCGCTAGCACGACTCCGATCTATGGCAATGTCCGGTTTTCTTGGACCCTGACGGCTGGCACTCAGACGGCTACTGCAATCTTTTCGGTTTACTACGATAAGAGGCGTTAATGGCAAAGGTTGACCTGTATCCTACAAAGAATGCGTCACCTGCACAGGCTGAGGTTCAGACTGGTACGTCGCTTTCTGGGAGTAAGGTCGCTGCTGATACCGTTGTTCTTAACACGGTCGATGGGGATGTGATCATTAAGGGGCTTGAGACTGCCGCGACAAGCTCTAGGATTACGTTGGTTAATACTCAGTGGAGAGCCCTGCCTACAACGACATTGACGGACAGGCGCGTCGTTATCGTTCAGAATCAGAGCGGTAACGGCGCTATTATTCTTTTAAACTATTCCAATACTGCTGCCGCAAACCTTGGATTCAGAGTGCTCGATGGGGGTCATAGAGAGATCCTGATTGGGGACGGTCTGACTCTCTATGGGAGAATCCAAGCCCCTACGGCAACG